CGCTAAGTAACTGCATTTTATTTACACTTAATCGCATACTCTTAAAATGTTCACTTGGAATATCTTTAAATATTCCTTGAAAAATACCAATCGTGGCAGAATAAAAACTACTGAAAATACTGCGATCATCGTCCATTTGTGTAACAAAGACTTGTTCGACGGATGATTTAAATTTACGGATGACGTCTTGTAAGACTCGTATCAGATCTGTCACAAGTGTGGACAGATTTCCCAAAACTTCATTGGGTAGCGCCATCATCAACAAAGCAGTTATGCTCGCAATATTTTGGTTTTTAGGTTCCATTAACAAATAACCTAAAGATATCATTTTACCGATATAATTAACAATTGTAAACATATTACCAAAACCTTGTAGTTTATTTTGAAATTGTAATATCAATTGTGACATATAATCAAAAAAACCATCTACTCGATTAGCTAACTTAGTAATACCATCACTCATTTGTCCCATCTTTTGACAAGAATCAACAAACATAGATGGCATAGCAGCTAAATTTTCAAACATCTGAGTATGAAAACGATCACAAAACTTATCCTTACGACGAATCTGATCCATTTTACGAATACTACAAACTATAAATAGTTGACGAAATTTGTCAACTAATTTTGACACATCTTTATTTGAATTATGGTAGTATGTTGACTCCCACGCATCATTTAAACAACGCATCAATTTCATACACATTTTATGTTGTTCACCTTTACGAGCATAATTTAAATTCAAAAGAAAAGGTTGTATCTGAACCCAATCACTAACAATAAAACTATCAATTAAATCAGTAAAACCCATTCGTTCTGAAACTCGCATAGAATCTTTTAAATGTGCCAATAATAATTCACGTTCACGATACTGATAGTGTTTTATGCTACACAATATAGGAACATTATGTTTAACACATTTATCCACATAATACTTTAATACAGGACAATTATAATCTAACACATCACACTTATCAGGTGCGGCAAGTTTTAAACAGACTACAATGTCTTTATTTGAAATAACTCCAGAAACCATCTTCTTAACAGTTTCATAATATTTTATATCGTGAGTTAAACGATATTCATAATCACCACTATCATTTGAAGTAATTTTTGAGAGCGAATTCATTTTTGTGTATAAATAATCAACTTATATATAAATTTATCATTAATGGACAGGTCTATCTCCCACCCTAAAATCATT